GGTCGGTGACCGGGATGACGTCGGTGTCGTAGTTGTTCGCCGGGTTGTCGTAGCTGACCAGGGCGCGGCTGTAGTGCGTATTGCGCTCAGCGCCGCCATAGACGAACTCGCCATCGATGACGTTGGCCCGGGTGAAGACGTAGTCGATGTCCTGGGCGCGCGGCATGTCCGCCTGCATGAACAACGAGCCGTGAGCCCAGTACACCATGCCACGGTAGATAGCCGACAGGTCGCGCAGCAGCGTCCAAGCCTCATCGCGACCCTGCAGGTTCATGTCGCACAAAAAACGCGGCTCCTGGCCGCCCTGCCCGTTCGGCACCAGTTGGTCGCAGTACTGGGCGATGCGGTACATCTCCCACTTGTCGACCATCCACGACTTGATGCGCTTGCCCAGGCCGAAACGGTCTTCGACGCACAGGCCGTAGGTCACGAATGCCGGGTTGTTGGTCCAGGCCTGCTTGAAGGTGCCATCCCACACCCCGGTGTAGGTGCGAATCACGGGGTCGTAATTGGCCGGCACCGGCCAACGTTTGGCCTTGCACTTAACCGTGACGGCCGGGATGTTCTGGAACTGCTGGGCGTCGAACTCGATGTACAGCAGCGCGGTGTTGGGATACCGCAGCTTCTCGTCGATGATCTCGGTGTAGCCAGCGATGGTCATGGTGTCGGCCACGGTACCGCTGTTGGCATTCGGGGTGATGCGGCGCACGCGCAGCATCCAGCCGGACGTGGCCTTCGGCAAGTTGACGCGCACTGAGCGCTGGTAGCCGTTGGTGGTCTTGCCATCCACGGCGCCCAGGTGGGCCTCTACATACGCACCGCCGTCAGTGGCAATGTCGATGGCGTACTCGATGCGGTAGCCGTTTGTGTTGCCGCTGCTGTCCTGCTTGGCCAGGCGCGGCCACGACATACGCACGCGCACCGCCGACAGCTGGGTATTGCTGAGCGACCGGGTGAAGGGGTTGTCACTGCGCAGTTCCACGTTGACGGTGGTCTCGTTCTCCACCGCTGGGATGCCCTGAATGTAGTCCTGCTCAACCGTGCCGCGGCGCCATTCCCACTTCACCCCCGGGAAATTCACGTTGCCGCTGGCATCCATGATCGGCGTGTTGTCGAGGTGGATATCGCGATCGGTAGGCGCGCCATCGAATTCACCCTCACCCACAGCCAGCAGGATCTTGGCGATGTTTGTCGACTGCAGGCTGTCCGGTGCCTCGACAGGCGTCTTCGGCTTGCTCTCGCCGCCCTTGGCGCCGGTAATGTCCAAGTGAGCTGCTGCGCCCATGCTTTCCTCCGGGCAATAAAAAACCGCCCGGAGGCGGTTTGTTTGCTGTTCTGGCGCTAGACCTTGTCTTGCGCCTCGATTGAGGCCGAGATAATCGCCCCACCCCACCGCCGCTCGCCGATGGAGATCGGGACGGGGTTGCCGCTGGCTGTGGTGTTCTTGGCACTGCCGAAGGCATACGACGGCAAGTTCTCGGGTGCCGCGCTTTGGGATAACCCCTTGGCTTGGGGGCTGAGCATCTGGATGACGCCACCGGCGACCATGCCAATGCCCGCTCCAATTAAGGGTGCACCGAAAGGGGTGGAGCTCAAGAATGCGCCTGCCACGATCATGATCGCACCCACAATGGTCTGGAGGATTCCACCTCGCTTGCTCCCCCCGACGACAGGCACAATGCGAATTTCCTGGCTACCGCCGCGCTCGAAGTCTTTCAGGCCGATGTTCTTTCCGTTTCGAAATATCGCGAAACGCATGCCGAGAGAGTCTAATTTCTTCACCTCATCCTCAAAACCGGGCAGCGTTGCTCTCAGTGCCGAGAACACCTCCTTGACTGAGCCGCTATCAATCACACGTTGATGAACGCGACCAAAACGACGAAGAAGAGGGCCTGACAATTTGATTGTTGTCAGGCCAAAATTAGCGTTCACAGCGACCATGCGGAATCTCCGGGCAATAAAAAACCGCCCGAAGGCGGCCAGTCAGTTGTAATCGATGTAAGGGCCTATATAGACGCCACTCATGTCCCCGCTTATGCGGTATAAGCTTTCCTCGCCGGCCTGCACTCTCCCTGTGATCGACCGTACGGCCATGCCGCCACATAGACCCGAGCCTGCCAATCCAATTCCGAGATTTGGCTGACCTGGCTGAAGGTAAAAAGTGGCCCGCTGGCCAGAACCAACTTTCGCAGCCTTTGCTCCATCAATGTAAACGACGATGTCGCACCCAGACCCCAGCGCCCCTGAGTCGCGGATCACTGTCAGTCGTCCACTCTCGGCTCCAGTTTTCGTTTGAAACGCGTAAAGCTCATCTTGCGGTACGGGTTCCGCTTGCTGGACTGGAGTGGCCGACGTGGCACATCCTGCTAGCAATGCCAGCGCCACGGTACCGATCAAAATTCGCATGTGATCCCTCCCTGAAAAGTCGGAAATGTACCATCACTTGGCCTCTCGGTGGCGCAATACAAGGCGAGTTCGGTCGAGCCAGGGCCCGCCGAACACGATGATTTCTGATGGCCTGCCGAGCAGGTGGTGCAGCAAGAACGGTCCTGGGCCGAAGACTTGGGCATGCTCCTCCGGCAACTGCGCGTCGGCGCCCAGGTAAATGCCGGCATGATTTGGATGGGCCGTGCGCCCGACGGCCATGACGATCATGTCGCCGCGCTGGGGCTGGCTGACCTGGTAGAAGCCAGCAGCTTCATAGGCCTGCTCGTAAAGGCTAGGACCGTCTGCCTGCTCCCACCATCCCTCCTCTCTGGCGTAAGCCGGGAACTCCAGTCCCCACTCGCGCTTGTACCAGTCCGCGCAAACCTGCCAGCAGTCCCAGGCGCCGTGCACGAAAGGTCGGCCCAGCAGCGCTGTGTGACCGGTTGGCGTGGTAGTGCGAAGATCGCCCTCCGGCCACGACAGGATGTACCAGGGCAACCCTGTCGCCTCACACATGGCGAGATCGCGGGACGAAGGCCTGCTGGTGGCGTCCGGATGCGAGTGCACGATACCGATCACCTGGCCCTGGTCCTCGGCTGCCGCATACTGCTCCGGTGAGATGCGGAACTCCTCCGCCGGATCGGTCGCGGTATTGTCGCACGGTATGTACCGCTGGGAGCGGCCCACGGCAATGATCAGGCCGCAGCACTCGCGCGGGTATTCCGCCGCAGCGTGCGCTTGCACGGCGGAGAGGATGTGTTTGCGCATGGTCAGCTCCGTGCGATCAGGGAAACGGCCGGGAAGCCGCCGAATGGCAACTGGTTGCCCTGGCCAAAGCGAACTGTGCAGCCTGAGTCCAGACAGCCATTGCACTGGTCCTTGGCCGGGTCGTCCGTGGC